ATGGAACTCGAAGAAAACGGATTGTATGTGATAAAGGACTCTTATTTTTCTGATTTCAAAGACAAACACCTTATGTTAAACAAACTTGAAAGCCGCCCTTATTTTTATGCTCTAAAAGAATCCGACAATATTTTTTGGATGATCCCACTTAGCTCCAAGGTAGAGAATTACCGGGCTAAAATCAAAAAATACGAAGCAAAGTTCGGACGCGGAAAATGTGTTTTTTACCATATAGGCAAAATGATGGGAAAAGAAAGCGTATTTTTAGTAGGGAACACTATTCCCGTTTCACCCAGATATATCAAGCAGGCATATACTGTAAGGGGGATCCCGTATGTCATCGAATCTCAAGCCCTGCTCAATAATATAAAAAGAAAGCACAAAAAATATCTGACCTTGGTCAAGCAAAAACGACTGCGCCCTAATATAGATATTTTTACTATCCACGAAAAGCTTCTTCATTGACTTTTTGAGAAAAATCGCATATAATATAGACACCAAGAAAAACTTCATGTTTTGTAAGAGCCGTGGATATGATCCACGGCTCTAGTTTTTATAAACAAAAATCGGTATGATTTAACTTGTTGGTAACTTGCTTTACAAAAAAGCTGGCCGCGTTCGAGTGCGCCAATGATACAAGATGTATCCCCAATCCAGATCCAATACCCCAAATATAGATCAAGTTTAACTTGCCAGTAACTTGCTGATGTACAAAAATAGTTGTGGAAAATTCACGAAAGCCCTTGACTATACGTGCTAATACGTGTTATAATATGAATACAGTAAGGGAGGGGAAACAAATGCCGATGACCGCCAAAGAGATGATAAAGCTTCTCACCAAAAACGGGTTTCAGGTAGTCGCCCAAAACGGGTCGCACGTTAAAATGAAAAACCCCGAGACAGGAAAGCAGACAACGGTTCCCCTCCATGCGAAAGACCTCAAAAAGGGGCTGGAACAGGCAATACTGAAACAGGCGGGGCTGAAATAAGCCCCAGAAGGAGGACACCATGAACAAGTTATTTTACCCGGCAGTATTTCATTGGGCCGAGGAAGGGGGCTTCTGGGTCTCCTTCCCTGACCTGCCCGAATGTTTGACCCAGGGGGACGATATGACCCAGGCCTACGAGATGGCGGTCGATGCGCTGGGCCTCTGCTTGGTCTCCAAGGAGCAGAACAAAGAGCCCCTGCCCAAACCTTCAGAACCCGATAAAGTATCCGTAGAGGGCGGATTTTTAGTAGTTGTGGAGTTTGATATGCTCGCCTACAAAAAGCGCGCCAACCCCCGCGCAGTAAAAAAGACATTGACCATCCCGGGATGGCTCGACGAGGAGGCCACCGCTAAAGGAGTAAATTTTTCCCAGGTTCTTCAAGAGGCGCTCATCGAAAAACTGCGCGCATAGAAAAAACGCCCCGGCCTGCCAAAAAGCAAGTCGGGGCGCTCTCTATGTATGGGCTATCTCACACAAGCCGGGCCAATCCAGCCATCGGCAATGTGATACCACCCGTCGGCGATCTCGGTGTACTCCACGGTGCAGCCGCCGGTCATTACCCGCACGGTGCCGTACTCGGTGCCGGGACCCTGACGCACCCGCCAGTTTCCGGAGTTGACCCGCACGGTCTTGGCCTGGGTGGTTGTGCCAACAACCCCCTTGGGGCCGAGCCATCCCTCGGCAGTGTGATACCAGCCGTCCACCACCTCGGTATAGTTGACGGCGCGTCCGCCTACGGTCACCTTGACAACGCCGTATTCCATACCAGGGCCCGCCCGCAGGTTCCAGGTGCCGCTCTTGATGGTGAGGGTCTTGCGCTCGGGCACCGGGGCAGCGGAGGCATCAGCCACGGCCTTGGGGCCAAGCCAGCCGCCGTCAATATGATACCAACCGTCGCTCATCTCGGTATAGGTGAGCACCCGGCTGCCGGTGATGACCTTGGCGGAGGGATACTCCATGCCGGGGCCGGTGCGTACGTTCCAGGTGCCGGGGGCCACGGACAGGGTGCCCTCGGTGGGAGAGGGTGCGGGAGCCTCCTGCCCGCCGTCTAGGTAGGATTGGACGTGGGCCAGGAAGATCTGCCAGTCGTAGGGCTCCCCGCGGCGAATGCGGTTGGGGCAATCCTTGCCCGACCAGTGGTTATGCTGGACAACCCGCTCCAGGGGGATACCGTGTCTCTGCATGAGCTCGGCGGTGAGTCGGGCGGCGTTTTCGGTGGCCTGCCGCAGGTCTCCGTCATCGTTTTCGCAGATCTCGATTGCCAGGCTCTGCCGGTTGCCGGTGCCGTTGGCCCCGTCTCCGGCATGCCAGGTGCTCTCATCCTCTGGGATGCATTGGACAACCTGCCCCTCGTCTACTACATAGTGCCAGCCAATGGCCTTGTTTCGCCAGCCGCCGCGCAGCAGGTTGGCGTGGGCCACAGCGTCAGCTCCGCGTCCCCGGTTGGCGGTGTTGTGAATGGTGATGTACTTGGGGGTCAGGGTGTTCCCTGGGCGGGGGCCGCTGCCCTTGTAGGCCAACATGCCGATCAGTGTTGCCATGCTATTTCCCCCCCTTTTTGGCCTGCTTGATGATCTGGTTGACGTACACGCTCCCACCCGCGAGGAGTATGCCCTGCACCACGGCCACAAACACCGCCATGAGTACATTTTGAGCGGTAGACAGGTCAGAGGTCGCGCAGACATAGACGGCGCAGGTGAGCACCGAAAACGCCCCCAGCACGGCCGGGATATACTTGTCCTTGAGCAGTTCGGTGCGCTTGAGGGCCGCTCCGATGATGTAGCACACCACCGCCACCGGGATGAGCTCGGGCTTGATGTAGTTGATAATCTGTTCCATTTCATGTTCCTTTCTCCCTCCAACAGGAGGGCAAAACAAAAGCGCCTTGGATGGGCGCTTACTTCATTTTTTCGAGGACTTTCAAACGCCCCTCATGGTTTTCCAGCATCTTGTCCTGCTCCTCGTTCTTCTCCCACAGCCGTTCGTGGCTTTTGTGATTTTTCTCCCGGATTTCCTCCATCTTTTTGCTCTGGCCTCCCATCTGCTCGACGAGGTGTTCCATCGTCACTGTCAAGCGAGTAATGTTGGTATTGAGCTTTAGGATAGGGGCAACGATAGCCGCCAAAAAGCCGAGCAGCGCCACCACCACCCCAAAAACGCCCCACTCGGTCATCCTTATCCTCCTAACAGTCCTCGGCATCCGCCCACTCGGGCAGCGCCTTGATTTTGGCGTACATGGTCTTGCGGAGGTTACCGTTGGCTTGGGTCTCGGTCAGTTCGGCGGTCACCGCCACAGTCGAGACCGGCGCGCCTGCGTTGGCCGCCCGGGTGTCCTCGGTGAGGTAGCTGTACAGGGTGGCGGTCACCGTCGCCCCGTTGTCTGGGTGGCAGTGCACCAGCAGCCCGTCGATGCGGTGGTAGCTGGCGGTGGTGCCGTTGTCATAGGTGATTTGTTTTGATAATGCCATATTTTTTCTCTCTCCTTATTTCCAGCGGCCAATGGCGTGCCACGCCGCCGCGCGAGATGCTTGATTGACCAAAAAATCGCCGTTGACATACGACCGAAACCCCACCTTGCCTTGTGTAGCTGTTAGGGTCCCGCGCTCTACAATGCCCGCGCCCGAAACCCCGGAAACCAAAAATGCGGCGGGAGTGGTCGCGAACGCCACCGGGAAAGTCACAGTCAGATAGCCGCTGCTGTCCGACGTGCCGCTCACCTGCCCCCAGCACTCCATCGTCCCATCCGGCCACTTGATATAGGAGCCGTTGCTGGTGGTCTCTGACACCATTCCAGATGCCTGCCCCCACCCAGACATATTCCCGGTCGATAGCGCCTTGTGGCGGGTGTAGACTGCCCCTCCGGCCACATCGATATAGGTCTGTACTGCCACCACCGACGTACCCTCCACAGACATGACCCCGCTTGTTCCGGACGGACAGTTGGCCACTTTTTTCCCGTCGATTACATTCTGTCGGATGTACACTACCTGCCCGGGCGTCCAGTAGTTGTTGAGGTCATAGGTCTGGGCGGCGTCGGCGAGCTCAATTGTGGCGCTGGACGCCATTGCCCCCGCCTGCTCCGCTGTCACCTGGTGCGGGTTGGAGGTGCTCTGCATGTGGGCGATTATGCCTGTGCTCTCGATCCCTTCTGCGGCTTCATTGGCCCTAGTGGCGGCAGTCTGCGCGCTTTGTGCCGCCTCCTCCGCTTGGGTCTTGGCAGTGTCGGCGCCACTCGCAGCGGTATTTGCTGACCCCGCGGCAGTGGTCGCAGACTGGGCAGCTTCCAGCGCGGCCTGCTTCGCCGCGTCCACACTTGCCGCAGCATCATTTGCGGCCTGGGCGGCGGTATTGGCCCCCTCGGTCGCCTCGGCGGCCTTGGAGATGGCCTCCGCCGTGTCTGCTTTCCATTGGTCGGCGTCGGCCAAGGCGGCCACGAAAGACTGATACTCCGGCGACTTTTCAAGGTCTGGCCCGGCAGCCGCCATGGGCGAGACTAGCACCGCGAAGCGACCAGTGCCCACCACTGCGCCACCCTTAGACAAGAGCACGTCGCAGTGAGCATCCCCGGGCGACGCCAAAAAGGAGGGGATGAGCGGCACGACCACCACGTTCCCCACGATTTCCGCGTCGTGGATGTCGCTCGCCCCCGAGGCAGCCCGGTAGGTTGCCCTGGCGGTCGTCCCCTCCTCGATGGTGTAAGGCAGCCCATCCTTTTGCAGGGTGCACTCCACCACCCGGCTGTCCAGGTCCCCTTGGTGCGCCACGATCGGCGCGAAAACCTCCTCGCCGGAGAGGTTCAGCGTGATTTTATTTGTAATTTGCAAGGATTCACCTCCCTATATTTCTCTGCCATTGACAGTGACTTTAGGCCCATAAATGTTTACACCCGTTTCGTCAATCTCAATTCCTGACGCCCTTCCGCCACCGACTGGTGACGAGCTAATCAAAATTCGATTTCTGCGTAGTTCAAAGGAGGCCGGAGAATCATCTATGCGCATGTGGATAGCGCAAGAATGTTCTTCTGTGGGGTCTCCAAGAGCCCATCCGTACGACGAATATAGGTGCGCACTGTATTTTTCTGTCTCGCCTCCAAAATCAATCCCAAATGACCTAGGAGCGGAGAGAAAGGCATGTTCTGCTGCCACCGAGTATCCCCCCATTTTAATGAGTGGGACCCCTTCTGCATTGTTGAGACGAATCCCGTAGAGTTGGGATCCATCAGACCCGTTGAACCCCCCAACATCGACTTGGTAGCCGCCTGCGCCTATGAGCTTTTTCACCGCCGCGTCCCCGCTATCCAGGTCAAAATAGATAGTGCCATCCTTGGACTGGATGCGCCCGGCGATGATTTGAGAGCCGATGATGGTGTACGCGGTTATGAACTTGCCGACGATGTGGCCGTCCATGGTGATGGCGGTGTCATAGGGGCCGTTGATGCCGTTGGAGGAGTACCCGAACCCCCCCATGTTCCACCTCCACACCTTCCGCGCGGTCGCCATGTCCTCGGTGTCCATGATGAGGATTTCCTGCGGCTTCCTAGCGTCGTCTCGCTTGATGACCACGTGGCCGCCGTCGGTGCCGGTCAGGATGTCGGTGGCACGGTTGACCTCGGCCTCGATCAGGCTGTCCACGCCGCTGACGGTCTTCTCAATCTCGTGGACGCTGTTCTGCACCCCGCCAATGGTATCCGCGAGGTTGCTTTTGGCGTCCCCCAGCTCGATGCTGGTGTATTTCTCCGCCAACGGGTCGTAGATGGTCTTGATGACCTTGGCGGTGGCGTCTACCCCCAGGGCCGGGAAGCGCACGGTCAGGGTGTCCCCCAGCCCAACCTTTTGCAGTGGGCGCAGGGCCTCGTTGCCCTCGGTCTGCCACAGCGGCTCAAACGCCACCTTGATGTTGACCAACGGGACCCCGATGTTGGCCGACTTGATGTAAGCCTGGGCTTTGGCCCGCAGGGCGTCCACCGTGACCGGCTCGCCCTCCGAAAAATCGCCGGTGAAATCCCGGACACCCACCCGCAGGCGGGGGAACTTGTCGGCGGTGGGGGCCTCCAGGTACTGCTCCGGAAGGATGGTGTAGACATCCGACCCGTCTACCGTCTGCTTGACATAGGGTAGCAAGGCGGTCACCATCTCCCCGATGTTTTGTTCTTGCGTCAGGTCGGCGATGTTTTTGCCGTATTCCAGCACCACTTCGGTCTGCTGTCCTCGGTGGGCGTGGAGCTTGACCTCGAAATTGTCCCACTCGTACTCCCCGCCCCACACGTCCAGGATGGAGCCCTCTTTGCCGCCCAGGCAGGCCCGGACGCTGCACGGCTCCTTGATCTCGGTGGAGTTGCTGGAGGTGATGTCCGACCAGGCCGTGAAACGGTGCGGGACGACCGCCGCCCGCAGCAGGGTGGTGAGGGCCGTCCCCGCGTTGCCGGAGGCCTGGAAGCGGATGACTGGCGTGTCCCCCAGCTCGTAGCTGATGTGCTCCAGGGAGAGGGTGACCACCTGATTGATGGGGGCCGAAATCTTGTAGACCCGGAACAGCTGGGGGTCACTGGTGTCGTTTGGTAGTAGCTTGACAATGCTGCCGTTTTCGATGTCGGCGTAGTGCCTGCCGGTGGTGGGGTACTGGATGGAGGCCTCAAAAATGCCGTTGCGCTCCTCGGTCACCTCGCAGGACAGGCAATCCGGCAACAGCCCCAGGCCGTCGCTCTCGAAAGCGGTCTCGCCGGGGGCGAAAAGTACAGGAATCATAATGCGCACCACCTCGGTATCATCTCAATTTTGCTCGCCCCCGTGGCCTTGACCAGATTCCAGCCGGGGGCCAATTCGGGGTAGCTGTCGCCGGTCTTTTTGCTGTTTTGGGACAGTAGGCCTTTGTGGGTCTCCATGATCTCGCTGTCTACCTCGATGTAGCCAGAGACCCCCGAAAACTGCCACACGCGCCCCCCAACTGCCAGCCGAATATCCCCGTCACCGTACAGCTTAAAATAGGGCTTGCTTGGCCAATCTTCGGGGTTGTAGACAGTGCTCTCCAGCGGCAACTCCCGCAGCGCCCGGCCATCCTGCCGCAGCCGAAACGGCTGGCAGGAGAAAGTCAGGTTGAGCTTGCCGAACCGGCGGCCCACGGCCTCGATGTCCAGCGCTCCGCTGTACCGAGCCAGCCGGTAATATTGCCGGTCGTAGGTGTCGGCCAGCTCCCGGTAGCCGGGGGTGCCCAGCAGCCAGGATTTGATGCGCCGGGCGTAGGCAGCACGTTCTCCATCTTGGCACCGAAAAAACGCCTCATATGTGACCGTTTGTGCGCCAAACCGCCCTTTGTCAATGAGCAATTCCCCAGACCGGCCAGGTACACTGAAAACTTCAACCTCTCTCTCCGGTGCCGACAGGGTGGCCTCTTTGCTGATCCTGATTCCGTAGTCAATAGATCGACCACCACCAAAATAAAAGTAGTTCAAGCAAAAACCCCCTGTCTCCTTTGTACTTCGTTTTCAATCACATCGGCCACAATTCCGGCTAGCTCTCGCACATCTTGCCCCGGAGCCCCATAGACATTTATTGTGGTTTCTCCAAAGTTCGCCACTTTTGATGTCTGGTTTGTGAGAGGTTGCACCATCGCCTTGTTCCCTATCATGGTCAATAGCTCTGGGCCCGCCTCTCCGACAACCGCTGACCCGCTGGACAAAATTCCTCCTTTCGCCAGATATGGAATTTTCGAAATTGATGGGATATTAAACCCAAACGTTTTGCCCCCAAGAAGCGGCACCCAGTCCGGCACGTCGATTTTTATCTTGTTGATTCCTCTAATCAAGGCGTTAATCCCACTAATCGCCCCGTTTAGGATTCCGATGATCCCGTTTATAGGGGCTTTCGCGATGGCAATAAGGCCGTCGAATATCCCGCCGAATATTTCTTTGACGCCCTCCCAGGCACGTTCCCAGTCGCCGGTAAACACCCCCCTGATGAAGTCTATAATGCCATCGAAAATCTGTTTGATCGCGTCCCAAATATTTTTTATATTCGCAAAAAATGCGTTTATGGCATCTCCTAGCCCTGGCCCAAATACAGTTGTCCAGTCAACCATAAACACGCCCTGCAAAAAGTCATCCACCTTTTGCAAAATCGCTTGAATTTGATCGCCAAATAGCGCGACAATAGCAATAACCGCGATAATGGCCGCCACAATGGGGTTTGCGGCGATCAGGTTGAAAAGGCCAGAAAACGCGCCTTTTACCACCGGTATTACAGTTCCTGCGATGGTGCTAAATACGCCAGAAAGCTGCCCCGCCACGCTGATGATCGCGCTCACGCCCGTTGACACCTTGCCCAGAATAATCAGCAGCGGCCCAATCCCGGCGACGACTGCCAGAACGGTCAACACAATTTTCTGCCCTCGTTCGTCCAGATTGGAAAACCAATCTCCAACTGCCTGCAATTTCTGCGCCAGCGTCAACAGGATCGGCCCGGCGGTCTTGGCTATGGTCTCTCCGAAATCATGGAGCGCCAGCTTCGCTGTCTGCATGGCAAGCTGGGTGTCGTCCACCTCATCCACAATCCCTCCGTATGTGCTTTCAACCGCTCCTCCAGCTGATTCCAGGGCAGCAACATATTCATCTACCTCAAACCGCCCTCCGCGTATTGCGTCCGCGAGGTCCGGCCCCGCCTTTGCCCCAAATGCGTCGATTGCGATGGAGGTTGCGTTGGCGATGTCGGGTGCCGCTTTGATCGCATCTACGGTTTTCTGGAACTCAACAGTGCTGTCTTTCCCGGCTTTCCCCCAGTTTGAAATCGCCTTTTTCATTCCCGAGAAAGCAATTTCGGTGTTTACGCCAGCCTTTTCCCACCCGGCAAATAGGGCAATGGCGTGTTCTGTGTCGATTCCCAGTGCCCTCATGGGTGCACCATACTTCGCCAGGTTTTCGGCCAGCTTGTCAATGCTGATCCCGCTTTTCTGCCCGGCAACCGTCAGCATATCGAGGACAGACCCGTATTCGTCCGCTGCGATCCCGGCGTCCCCCATGGCCCTAGTGACCAGCTGCACAGAGGTGTTGACGTCCATCCCGTTCACTTTGGCGAATTTCAGGAAATCCGCAGAAGCCGTTTTCAGCTTTTCGCCGGTGAAGTCCAGACGTGTGTTGATTTCGCCAACCGCTGCGCCGATGTCCCCAAAATCTCCGGGGACCTCTGCCGCCACCTCTCGGTATACCGCTTCAAGTTCTTTGGCCGCGGCTCCTGTCGCCCCCGTCTTTTGCACAATGGTGTCAAGCCCTTCGTCCACGTCGTCCATGGCGGCGATGGACGTGGCTCCGACAGCTGCAATCGCCCCGGTTACCGGCAGCATCTTTTTTCCGGCAGCTTCCATCTTTGAGCCGGTCGCCTGCATCGCGTCTCCTATTTGCCCAACCTTTGACACCTGCTGATTGCATTCTTTTGCGGCGCTTTCAAGGCTTTTTAGGCTCTGTTCAGTGGCGGCAATCTCTCTTTGCAGGCCATCATATTGCTGCTGTGTGACCTTCCCTTCCGCAAACTGTTGCTGTACCTGCTTCTCCGCGGTTTTTAGGGTTTCCAGTTTGGATTTCGTCTCTTCCACAGAATCCGCAAGCAGCCTCTGCTTTTGGGCAAGCAACTCCGTGTTTTTGGGATCGAGTTTCAGGAGCCTTTCCACGTCTTTTAGTTGGGTCTGGGTATTCCTGATTTCCTTATTTGTTCCGGCCAGGGCTTTGTTCAGGCCGGTTGTATCTCCCCCCAAAACGACAGTGATTCCCTTGATTCTGTCAGCCAATCTTCCCACCCCCCCCAAAAAAGGACTTCATGCTTCCGGGCGCTGGCTTGTAGCTGTAATTCTCCATATCGTTTGCCTTTTCGGTCATCATGTCATAGATCATCCCGACGGACATATCGTCCAGATCATCCCCTGACAGACCCAGCTCTGCGCACCGAAGCATAAAAATAGAGCCGTTCGGCTCTCTATCCCTTGGGATTATTTTTTTTTAGGTTTTGCGGTGGTGCGTTCGTTCAGGGACCACAGCTGTAATATTTCCGGCAAAATTTCATAAATCGAAAAAGTCTCAAACCCGTCCAGCCAATCGTCCAAAGACGCCGGCGCGTCCGGGTCATACTGCTTTGCCATAACATAGGCGGCATTTTCAAAAATCTCCAAATCTAGCACCGACAGCTGCGCGTCCCTCTGCTCCTCTTCGGTTTTGGCGTTTTCCCCATTGATGGCCTTGGCATAGCTCTTGCGCAGGCGGTTCAGGTCTTGGATGATGTCCCGGCCAATTTTGTGCCGGTAGATCCTCGGGGTAAGGGCGGTTGCCCGAAACCCCACCTCTTTTCCCGAAATGGTCAGCACTTTGTCCATTTATGCCACAGCTCCTTCCACGAAAACTGACTTATACCAGTTGTTCACAGTCTCCGCCGGGGTGCTGTCCTGCGTCATTGCCAGCACGTTCCCGTTTTCCAACGGGGACGCGGTGACCGAAATGGACTGGGTCTGCGGCTCCTTGGATTCAGACGTAGTCGCAAACGACCGGCTGGGCCGGGTGGCGTTGCAATTGTACAGCACAAATTTTGTGCCGCTGGTGTCTCCGTCTTCCTCAAAGAGGAGCGCGAATGGCTTGGGCTCCACTCTGGCGTTCTCGGTCAGCACTTTGGAGGTTGCACCCTCGGTCACGCCATAGATCTCTTTGAGAAACTCTGGCGGGAAAAGGGCCATCTCCAGGTCGCCCGTGTACCCGTTGTTGGCGCTGGACTGATAATAGACAATTCCGTCCGCATAAAAGGGCGACACATCTCCCTGCGGCTCCAGAGAAAAACTAACAGCACCAGGGATTTTCACCGGCGTGGACCAGGCAGGCTCTGCGCCATCGGTAAAGACAGCATAGTGCACGTTTTTGATATTGAATTTTACTTTATCAGGCATTTTTACACCTCAATTTCGTAGAGTATTTGATAGCACCGTTCGCCATCAAGATAGGTTTCCGATTTTTCCCAAAAGAAAGAGGACAAGGCATCCTCCACCTTGTCCTCCGCTTCTGGGCTTTTTAGATTTGTGTAAAGCTCGACTTGTACATGACTGATTGGGCAATACGCTATTCCGTCAGCAGAAAAGTTGTTTGTGTAAGCCTCTCGATACAAAATGTATGGCGCGTTTTGCTCTTCCTCGAAATACCCGTAAGCCACTGGAATCCCTGTAGTTTTTAGGGTGTTTTTTAGTTCTTCAAGCGTCATTTTTTTACGATCACCTTTACTTTTCGTATCAATTTCTGTTCTACGTTTTTTTCTGCTGGGCCTATATGGGGGTGCGGTGGGGCGGCGCCCTTTGCCGTGCCTCCCCTCCCTGCGTGACCGTCCTCCAGCAAGTGGGTAAGCTGATAATCAGTCCGATTTCTTATCACAACGCGAATGTATTCGGTGCTTTCGTACGCAACCTTGTCTCTCCATCCCTTCCGGTAGCTTCCTGTCAGCACAGGGCTCTTCTCCTGGATTTCTCGGCGGCACTCCTTCGCGGCCTGCTTGATTTCTTCTTTTAGGCTATCAGTGACGTCTTGGCTGTACTCGGCCAACTCTTTGGCGATTGCGGACGCCAAGCTGTCTGTCTTCACGCCCATTAAATCCCCGCCTTTCTCTCCATGTAGAGCTCTATTGTGTCCCCTCTCCCTAAAAAGGTGCGGTAAATCCCATATCGCACCCCGTCCAGCTCTGCAATTTGCTCTCCTTGGTAATCGGAGGCAAATACGATGGCTCGGTAAGCCGGATTTAGCCCCGCCTTTCCACCGTCGAACCATTCGCTGGCGGACACGCTAGTGATGTCGCAAAAAACATTTCTCGGAGCCTCTTGAGGGACACGCTGCCCAATGTTGTCCTCTATGTAGGAGACCCCAACAAGGGTGAGCACTCGCGACCTGTCCACTATATATCCCCCCAGTCGGTATAACCAGTTGCAATTTGTAACTGGGCCTTTTGCTCGTCATATGCCGCTTTGAGCCTGTCGTATTCATCCGGGCTTCCGAAGTTTGCCCGGCAATAAGTTGTGACTGCCCGGATGATAAGAGGGTCTGTTTCTTCCAGAGAGACGATTCCGGCTATTCTGAGGTCCGCTATGGCCGCCGCAATCAAATCGGAGATTTCTTCGTCAAATGCGGTAGTTGTGATTCGCAGGGCCAGCTTTACCTTTTCTAGCATCTCTTCGCCTCCTGTTCGGCCAAAAATTCGGAGATTATATCAGCCTTTGCAGTTTTGCGAATGCTATAACCTAAGTTAGACGCCAGGGACTTGATTTGGCTGATGGTCATTTTTCTCAACTCCCCTGCGCCAAACTCGCTCTGGAGGCTATAGCCATTTACCCCTCGCTGGTCACCGTCAGCTGGGCGAAGGAATCCGGGTCGATCAAAGCGCCAGAACCGCGAGCATATCCGGAGTAGGTGGTCACGTGCTTTTTAATGTCTTTGTCGCTCTCGATCATAATGTCCTGGATCATATTGTAGACCACTCTGCGGCCGTCGCCAATCAATACGACATTGTCGGCTACGGCATCCTCGACCTTGATTTGAGCGCCCAAGATGACCCCTTCTTGGCCAGCCTGAGCAGATGGCTGGAAGATAGGGCGACCGGTGGTATCGACCATCCCAACCAGATGGTTATAGATGGTGGCGCGGGTAGCATACACAGACACGGCCCCAACTCTTTTCAATTTCCCAAACAGAGCGGCCAGCTCCTTGAAGGTAATGGCCCCATTTGCGGCGCTGTTTACCTTGTTCCCGGCGGCCATGTCAGTGCCAATCTGCGAAATCACATCAGAGGCCATAGCATCTCCAAGGCTTGCGCTGATTTCATCAATCAGGTACCGCTCCAGCGCGTCGATGCTCATTCTCTCCATGGCATAAGAAATGTCCACATGCTTGGAAAAATCCTTTCCAGACAAGGTGACCTTCACGAAGGTGTTCTGCTCATCATCGTTCGCAGCGTTTTCAGCCACAGTTTTTGCCTCGCCCTGGGCAACGGCGGTGTGCTTTACCACGTCCAAGATAGTCCCGGTCCGGTAGATGGTGATGTCCCCCATAATGGAGTGGCGCTTAGAGACCAAGTCCCAGATGCTGTCCAGCATGGTGGTAGGCAGAGGGGCGGAGGTGTTTGCAGTGGTATGGACAAAGGCCGCCCTCTCTTCCTTGTTCATTTCAAGGCCGAGCAAATCTTTCAGGAAGGCGCTGCGGTATTCTTTGCTTTCCGCGCCACCTACGCGCTCTTCGCGCATTCCGCTAAATACGCGAACAGGGGTGCCAGAGCCGTCAGAAACTTCCTGACGCAACTTGGCTCGCTTCTCTGCGGCATCGTCGATTCCTTTCATCTCGTTTTTCAGGGTACGCACCTCTTCGGTCAGGGCGTCAATGTCGGCGTTCTCATTGTCCATCTCACCGCGGATAGCGGCGAGGCGGGCTTCGATCTCTTCTCTTCTGTTCATGTTCATACCTCCAGCATAAGTTTTAATTTTTTGATTTTACTCGCCCGTTCCAGTCTCTCCGCCTTGATTTCGCCAATCACTCCGTCGGCAAATCTCCGGGCGCTGATCGACGTCATGTCATTGGCCGGGGTAGACACGGCGCTGACGTCGTACAGCTTTGAAATTTTGATTATGGTCCTGGTTATAATTTCCAATCCGCTTTCTCTGTCAAATACGCTTTCTCTTTTATCCTCTGCAACCACAAACCCGAACGACATCTTGTCAGTGTAGCCACCTTCGATTTCCTGGTATAGTTGTCGCCCAATGTCTGTTCCCCCGAGGTTTGCGGATACTTTTAACCCAACAGTGTCCACAGTCAGGGCCAGGGTACCATTTTTATTTCTAGCAAAAACGCGGCCGCCATGGTCATACTGCATAATTACATCACTCATGTCGCATTCCGAAAAGGCGGTTGGCGCAATCTTCTCAAATACCCTATAATCATTCCCGTCGAACAAAATATATGATTGGTCAAAAGTCGTTGCATATCCTTCCACAACCATCTCCTCGGCGTCATCGGAGGCTTTGGCCGCCATTTTCATTCCCCTGTATTCTCTGCCATCTTCCAGTCGCCGGATCTGTCTGTCATTTAGCTCCACTCGCTCTATCTCCTTCCTTCCCTACGTTTCCGTCTGCGCCCAGCAGATAATATTCTCCTCGGATGGTGTATGCCTGGCCCTGGCCGTCCGGCAACGGAGGCAAGTTCCAGATTTCGCGAATCTCGTCCCGGTTCATGATCCCCCGGTCTGCCATCTGAGCCGACACATTCAGCTTTTCGGTATTACTCATATATTGTAGTCGGTTGGCGGTAGCCATTAAAAAAGAGCCAGATGCGCGCTCTCGCTCTGTGAAAAGCATTTTGGTGACTACATCCGAAAACTGGACGGCAAACGGCTCAATAGCCCCCTCGTAAAACGCGCTCCAGGCGTCTCCATAGGCCTTGTTTTGCAAGACTTCCTCATTTACCCCAAAATAGTCGAATACATTTTTGCGAATGATTGCCATCTGTTCAGCGTCTACTACGAAGGGAGCACCTTTGATTTGTTGAATTTCTGAATATGTGTTTGGGAACAACAGCACTCCGCCGTCTCCGCCTTGTAAGTTTTCCCGCGTAAACCGTTGGCGTTCTTTCGCCAAATCTTCCGTTTTTGAAAAGTTGTTGACTTTAGCCATGAACCGGAAAGTCGCCGCGCTTTTTACTGCCTCTGTGATCCCTTGGTTCTGAATGTTGATAAGTTCCATTGTTGGAGCCAAGGCCAGGTTGTCCTCTCCGAAAAAGTCATCTGCATACTGAAATTTTGTCATAACCCCGCAATGCCGCATTTCTACGCTGGCATATTGGCCGGCCTGAAATTGATACCTAAGCCACGGTTCTCCCCCGTACTGGACGATTTCGCATTGAATTGGCAAAATTGGAAAGATCCCGCTCATTTCCAAATAATCATCTATCACCGGGACAATAAAGGCGGTGTTGTTTACATCCAGAATAGTAGATAAACGGTACAAAAATTGCCCCCACGTCTGCCATTCGTTTGGCCCCGTCCTGAGCCTTGCCTGGAGTTTTGGTTTTGCCGCGCCGTGCGCCTGCACAGACAATTTGCTGATATGGGTGGCCCTGGCATTGATTGCCGAACGAACAAGTTCGCTTTCATAGATTCTGCCGCCCCATGTAGTAAATGCCGGAGAATACGCTGTAAGGGTCTTGAAAAATCCGTCCGATTCCCCTCTGGGCGAGGGCCGCTTAAATATTTTTTCAAATAGCCCCATTCTTTTCCCCCTCTATTTGGTTCTACTCATTCTTTAGCTGTTCCCCAATTTCCGAATAGTATTTTTGGCGAACCGTCATCGCGTCCAACAGCGCCGCACACCCATCTATGTGAGCTGCGGCGTTCATTTTTATGGGCTTGCACCGGCCGCTCTCGGGCTCTGTCTTCATGGCGGTGTCAAGCAGATGCACTTTCAGCAGATCGTTGTCCCCGATGGAAAAGGCTCCATCTCGTATAAGGCCCTCTGTCTCTCTGATGACCGGAGTTAAGTTAAACCCCTGCCAAACGTCGTCCATGTGAAACCCGTATGCTCTCATGTCTTGGACAAGGTATTGGGCGGTGTATCGGTCATACCCGACTTTCAGCGGATAAATTTGGTATTCTTCCACCAGCATCTTGAACCAGTTAAAGCAATCATGATAATCTACAAAGTTATCTCCCGAAGGCTTCAAAATGCCGCGCTGAACGTAAGCGGAATACGGCATCCCATCTTTTATGGTCGCCTCTTCTATTCGCTCTGCCGGTAAAAAGAATTGCGCAAATACATATAGCCTTCCGTCTTTTTCTATGATTGCTGTGCATGCCGTTAGGTCTGTGGTGCGCGAAAGGTCGATTCCGCCAACGCAGTAAGAATCCCGGAAATCGTTCAGGGACATCGCCGGCCCGCTTGCCTTTTCCACGTCTTGTGCTGTGAGCCACGCCTGGCTGCTGTTTTGCTTGATGTTGCAGTATTTCGTGAGAAACTCCGCTTTTTTGGATAGGCTCCCTTCTGCCACGGCAATCTCTTCCAGCAAATAGTCAACCGACACCGAAACCCCTAGGTTTGGGTTTGACTTTCTCAACTCGTTTATGTCATTCCACCTTTGTAGATCATCAATCATGTAGAGGAATGGGGCAAGCCTTCGCTCCCTGCTATCGCCAAGCAAAAAACGGGTGCACCTCTTGATAAGCTCATCGTAAATCCCCTCATTGATATACCCAGATGTGGAAATGGACAAGAGGATCGGCTGCTTTCTGGCGCCAAGAGCGGATTTCATGACTTCATACTGTTTCAAACCATTGTCTCCTGGCCAGCTTGAAATTTCATCGCAAACCGTGAGGTGCGGATTGAATCCGTCCGCCTTTTTGGCGTTGAAAGCTAGTTTTTTTACACTGCTGTTGCTGCTTTCGATGTAGTAGTCTGATTTTCTTCGTTTTATCAGCGCCGCCAGCTCTGGCTCTTTCTGAATCGTTTGCCAAAACGCCGAATAGACAAGGTCGGCTTGATCGAGTTTTGGGGCCACGCAGAATACTTTTGCACCGTATTCCCCATCTAGAAAAACGCAGTAGGCAATAATTGCCGCCGCAAATAGGCTTTTCCCATTTTTTCTGGCCACAACGATAACAACTTCTCGAAATTGCCGAAATCCATCTTCCCCCACAATTCCAAAAATCACAGACACAATGGCTTTTTGCCAAAGCTCCAACTTTAATAGGTCGTCTCTTCCCTCGCAGTGATGACAAAACGTCTCGATGAATTTAACTGCTCTGTTTGCCTTTTTTTGGTCAAAGAAAAAAGATTGGTCTCCTAGCCCGCGCACAATATATTCAAAAAATAGGCGAACCCATTTCCCAACCACCGCGCTTCCATCCTGGATGGCCTGGTAGTATGTGAAGATATAGTTATCCATCCTTCATCATCTCTGCTAATTTGCTTTTTGCTGCGCTTGGAGGCGTCAGTTCATTCAGCTGCTTGATGATGCTTTGGTAATTTTTGTCGGTCGATGTAAACAATCGAGCTGCCGGCCTCTCCCGTTCATATGGTTCGGTCCTTTCCGACTGGGAGAACATCTCCACTTCTCCGTTCTTCTGGATTTCCGCCCACAGCTGGTCTAGCCGAACTCGGAGACGAGCCGCTTGTACAATCAGCCCTTGAGCAACAGCGAATTGGTTTTGAGGAAGGCCTTTGTAAATATCGGTAAGTCTTTTGATCTCTGACTGTTCGGTAATAGGTTTTGCCATTTCTCGCTCCTTTCTGGAGAGGCAGGGGGATTATACGTTCGAGAGAGAAAAAAAGAAGTCCACCCACCGGTCTCCTGGCATTATCTGTTTATTTTTGATAGGGGGGGCTATCCCCTCATCTCTGCAATTCTATCGTCACCCTTCCTGCCGGATCCACCTTGTATCTTCTTCTTTTCCCATGCGCTTTTCCGTGACAGTCTCTGCACAGTAGCTCTAGGTTATCCCAGGCTAGGGCTATACTGGGGTTGTCAATATTCTCCGCCGTGAGTTCTTGCTTGTGGTGAACAATTTCCCCCGCCTTGTATATCCCCTTGCGCAGGCACTCTTCGCACAACCACCCCGCGCTTGCCGCATAGGCCGAACGGGTCATCTGCCATATTTTTGACTTGTAAAATCTCTCTGCGAATTTCTTTGCCATATGTCTGATCCCCTCATGATTTTACTCGACTTTATATGCCATATTATATATAGCGAAAGGAGGAGAGCAAATGCCAGAAGTTTCTAACTTCTACGGGATTTTGGTTATTGACCAATTGGTCAAGGAACGAAAACGCCAAGGTGTCACCCAGCAACAACTTTCTGCACTCACCGGGATAAATCAGACCGCCATATCTCGAATCGAAAGCAAGCGGATTTCCCCAACAATCCAAACCGTTGATATTCTGGCAGATGCGCTCGGATGCTCACTTCGCCTTTCCAAAAAAGACGCCAAATAAGTCGGTGTCTTTTTCTTTTCCCCTAATCCCACCCCTCCAGCGTCTATGCGAATCGCTTGCGCTGGCACGCCCGTTGCCCAAAAATGGACACGAAAAAGCCCACACCGTCAGGTGCAGGCTTGAATTGTCGGCCCACCCAGCCTAATGAATACCCCGCGTGCTGAACGTAAGGCTTCGACTGGGCAGGCATAATCTTCCGGCTACTTTTTAGTCTCCGTCGGTGGGGAGACAATCTCAATCACGTCAGACACTTATATCCCGCTGCTGACACGCGGCGCACATGCTTTGGACAGTGCTCACCCTTCCAGTTCCCATGGAATAGGGGCCTGCTGGCGGGTCTGTAACCCTGCGCTCTGCCAGCTTTGGCATTTGGCGGGCAAACCGTCCTCATGCAGACGGCCCGCCCATAAAACCCGCCGTCTCGCCTGTCCCCGGATATTGGGGAGGCTACTGCGGCGGGCTGATTAACTGGGCCGGTGCGTTCCGGCCATTGTGTCCAAGCAAGGCGCGATCCATCCTCACTTGGCCCACTATACACATTTTAGCAGGTGTTTTGGCTGCACAGTCCGCGATTTCAGATAATCCCGAAAATTTTTGCAACATCCGCCAGGAAATCTGTGCGTCGGTCGTAGAAGTTGCTTCTCCCCAAAAAATCCACCCCCAAAATCTCGAATGGGTAATTGCGCCCGCTCTCGCAGTTGAGCAAGATCGCATTGGTCAGCTTCCGCCGCAGCTCCTCGTCCTGGAGGTCATTGCCAATCAACAGCTTGGCCTTGTCCACGGCTGCCACCCGGCGGGCATCTGGCGACCGCTCCAACCTTTCCAGGGCCTGCTGCATATTTTCGACCGGCCTCCCGACATCTGAGGAGTGGGGGTAATACTGGCGGCAGGTCTCGTCCCCTGCCACATACTCCCCGAAGCTACACGGCGTCGCCAGAATGACATCCTGCCGGGCAGCCATGTACCTGCGGAGGGATGCCTTGTACCCCCTCACAATCCACAGGGCCTGCTGCTTGATGTCGTCGTCAAGGGTCTTTTTCGCCATCCTCCGCCTCCTTAATCCGAAATACTCTGTACCCCCTGATTGTCCCCGATTTCTGACGGCACACCGCTTGGTATATGTAGCTCAACGGCACTCCGAGATACTGCGCTACCTCCTTCGCCTTACCCACGCACAGGGGCAGCTCCAATTCGTCCGCCGTGGTCGCCATGTAGAGGTTATAGGGTGCACCCATAGTCCTCCGCCTCATCTTCTGGAGGGTCTGGCAACGGCATCCAGTGGGTGACCTCCCCGGGAGAGCATCTCCACATCCAATTTCCGCTCGAACTTATCCACCTCTCCTGTGTTCGGAGGGTTACCCCGTTTTTGTTTTTGATGGCCACCAGCACCTTGACCTTTTTGCGGCCTTGGTTTTCGGTCATCTGCTCCGGCATCATGTCTTCGCACTTAATCCACATCATTTTTCCACCCGCTTTCTGTTTCTCCAATATCCCTCTGGACTGTACATTTTGCACAAATACGCTCTCAACCAACTATGAGGGAGGCGATTTGACCCATATTTGGTTTTTGCCCGGCATTCCATCTCTAATTCTGGGTATTCAGCATGATTGTGTTCGCAGTATCTGCAACTTTTGTGCTTTTTCCTGTATTCTTCAACCGTCATTTTTATCCTCCATCCTCGCCCCGCAGTTGGGGCAGCACATACTCCGCCACTCGTCTGGCTTGTACCTGTCACAGTGAGAGCATACCAGCCCGCCGGTGGGGTGCTCAATCCAGTGGCCGTGCGGCTGCAGGTCTTTGGGGTCGATGGCGGGGCAATTATCAAGCAGAGCATCAATTGCCAACCGGTGTACTGGATTAGGCCAGCACTCTGCCGCAAAGCGCTTTGCTTCGTCTGCATCAATCGGTCTCATAGTCTTCCTCCTCTCTCGGTACCCAAGAACTGCAATACTCGTCCTTTCTGCACGATTGCCCAAAAATTTTAGATTTCCAGCAATAGCATGTCGTTTTAATCCAATATCTACACGTCTCGCACCGGCCAATCGGCGGGGCATGGCGGGTATTCCAGTCGGCGAGAGCTTCCCCTTTCGTTCCACCTGCCACCGGAGCTGTACACATACTGCAACCAGTACATGTCACAACCGGGTTCCCCAAAAACACGGATAGTCTTGCCACTCCCCCGCAGCATGGGCATGGCAGCACAATCCCCTGCCGGGTGCACTCCTCCTGCGCCTCCCTGTCGCCCAGCAGGGCGCGTCTGATTAGGTCATTCATCTGGTTCCTCCTCAAAATGGTGCGCCGTCACCGCCATCGGGGAATCCTCTATCTCGCTCGCCCATCTGGCGGTCCCTGGCCCGCTGATGGTCTCCCAAATCAACGGAAATCCGCCGATGCCGTCAAACAGGCTGCCCAGGGTGGCTCCTCTCCCGAGCTGGTCCAGGATGCCTTGCAGCACATACTCTGCGCATGGCAAGGCGATGGAGTTGCCCAGGGCCTTGTATCTGGCAGTGTCCACCGCCTGTCTGGTGCGCCCCTTGCCGTCTATGTAGTCCGGGATGTCTGTCCAGCCGTCTGGGTAGCCTTGGAGGCGTTCACACTCTAGTGGGGTCAGACGGCGAGCAAACCCTCTGGTCACAAGGTACTGGTCATTCCGGCAGGACAGTGTTCCCGTGCGTTCCTCCTGTACCAGCGGCCCCTTCCCGCCGCCTGGGCAGCCTCCCCTCTCTCTGATCGTGTAAGCCAATCCATCATCTGGTCGTAGTGCTCCGCCTGCCAGCGCAGCACCTCCTCCAGCAGTGGCGGCAACGGCTTGCCCTTCTGCTCGGCCCGCGCCAAAATTCCTCGGCAGGCGGTCGCGCTCAAATAATATTTCGGCGGCACGGTGGCCTCCAAAATCGACGACAAGGTAGATGCGACGACGACGCTGGGGCACTCCCCAGTATTGCGCGTCCAGTATTCTCCAGGCAATCGAGTAATCGTTTCCCATGATCTCTCCTGCGGTTGTCCATTTCCCCGCAGGTCGATGGATAGGTACGGTTTCTCCCGCGACGGCGGCGAGTTCTTGGAGGACCGCGAGGAAGTCTTCTCCTTTGGCGCTGGACAGGGCTCCTGGAACGTTTTCCCAAACAGCGAAAGTTGGATACTCATTGTCTGTTGCCTCCCTCATTTCTCGGATAATTCTTGTGGCGGCGAAAAATAGTCCACTGCGCTCTCCGCCAAGACCCGACCGACCGCCGGCAATCGATAGGTCTTGGCACGGGCTCCCGAATGTGATGACGTCCACCGGCTCGATTTCCTCGCCGTTGATGCGGGTCACGTCCCCTAGTTGGAGCATATCCACACCCCCTTGTGCTGCACTCCCCATTCCACCGCCTCCCGGTGGCTCTCCACCGCGAGGTCAATTTTGCGCCCCTTGATAGCCCCGCCGGTGTCCTGTACCACCCGCTCCCCGATGCCGTCTATGTAGACCCGCGCCCCCAGCGGCAGCACGTCCGGGTCTGCGGCGACCGTCACTCCCGGCGTCACCGGCTCCCCACTGGCAGTGGTAGGGTTTCCGCCGCAGATGTGTGGGTACTGCTCCGCGCAGTAGGCGTAGACCGCAAACTCACCGGCGAAAATTCGCTGTTGAGATTCCACATGAGCCATCACCGGCTCCGGCGATCTGGGTTCGGTGGCAGTCGCCGGCCGCTGGATGGTGAGCAGGGCCAGCAGCATGATCAGGTACTGGGCCGCCTCCCTCACGATTTCCAACCTTCCAGCATCACCGTCTCTTCCTCCGGCTCCACCCAGCGGACTGGCAGGTTGACCTCATAGAGGCTGCCTTCCATCTTGTTCAGCTCCCCTTTTTCGAGCACCCGCCGAAACCTCACCTCGGCTCCCGCTGGCATATTGCCCAATTCGTTCATCAATTCATAGACTTTCATTTTTTGCCCTCCTCAATTTCTGCCCACTGCTTTCCATCCCACTGCTCGATTCGCAGGTTTTCTGGGCGCATCATCCTGTCAACCTCTTCCTTTGTTGTTGCTTTTATCCCCATTACTTCCGCGCATTTTGCCTTATGCCAACGCACAAACTCCGGTTTTTCTAACAGTCGTCTAAACGCCTTTTTCAAATTTTGGTGGTAGCTCCTCTCCTCTTGGCACTCCGCGACCGCCCCACTTTCTGGGTGGATAATGCGGCAGGCAGACATGGTTTTGTTTCTTTTTTGCCCACCCTTTCCAGAGCCTTTGAAAGGCTGCACAACAAAATCGCCCCTCTTTTTTGACAGCGAAAATAGCAATTCGTCCATTGTTATCTCTCCTCGATCTCAATCTCCGTCCTTGGATTATCCTTGTCCTTCCGCGCCTCTAGCCGAAGTGAGACACAAAAAAAGCTGTCGTCCTCCAACACCCCGCAGCGCACCAACCCGTCCAGGATCATCTTGCCGCTGTAGTTGTCCGGGTCTCTTCGGCGGGCATCCTTGAAATAATAGCAAATGGTGACCACCGCTCGGTAAATCGGCTTCTGCGGGCGTGGACGGCAGTGCAGCGCAATCAGGTCTGCCCACCGTCTCTTTTCGGTCTGGTATTTCCACCGCGCGTCCCGCCCTATGTAGCGATTATTGCTGGGCGGTATCTCTGGGATTGTGTAGACCATCACACTGCCTCCAATGTCAGCCGCAGGGTGTACCGACCCTCCGGCACCTCTGCGATCATTCGGCCAACTTGTCTGACGTCCACCCCATCTTTGCCGTCCCACTCAATCGACACGAGAGGCCGATTTTCGCCTCGATAAGGCGCATATCTGCCGTTTCTGGTATCCGTTTCTGCCTCTCCTATTTTCGCGCCTTCCTGGGCTAATTTCAGGGCCTTGTAGTTTTCTGTGGCTGCTTGCACCTCCTCCGGGGTAAGCTCGCTGGCAATGTGCTTGAGCGCGGCTCCAATCCCCAGGCGCTCAAACTCCTTGCACGCGGTCAGTCGGGAACATCCCAGCAGTCTTGACATTTTGCCCGCTGACCAGATACCATAGTGGGCGGCCCAGTAGCGCAACCGCTCGTGCTTGTCTCCCTCCGACAACTGCTTGTAGACGGCCCATTTAAGCGGCTGGGCCATATTGTCCAGCACCAGGGCTCCTGGCTTGGTGTATTCTCTCCGCTCTTGGGCGGTCATGGTATCCACCGGCGTTTTGACCGCCCCTCTCGGGCCTCGCTTGGACGGGGCCTTGTGGCGGGCCCCACTGCCGGTGCTCCTCTGCTCGCGGATGCTGTCCGCGAGGTCTTTCGCAATTTCGTTCATGCTGTCCTCCTATTTCAGCCGGTAATTTTTGGCTTTGTCGGGTGAGAGGGAGAGCTGGTATCCTCCCGCCTTGGTTCGCTCGTAGACGCGGCTTCCCACCGCCTCGTCAATGTCCAACAGGTCGTTCATGGTTTTTTCGCTGGAAATGATTGTGTACAATTCGCGGTTGTTGTAGCGGTAGTTGAGCAGCTCAAAGGCGATGTTGACGTCCGCCGCCGAGGGGAATTTGCCCTTCTCGGCCTTGAAGAGGTCGTCTATGTACAGGACGGGAACGGTTTTTAGCGGGGAGATAATGGCGTTGTACTGCTGATCGTCGGTGACGCAGGCCTTGAGCTGGACTACCTCGTCCCGCCAGAGCATGTATTTTGCTGCCATCCCTCGGCGCATCAGCTCGGTGGTGATTGCCGTGCAGATATGGGTCTTTCCGGCCCCAACCTGCCCGCCGAAGTACCACCAGCGGGCATCCTCGTCCGCCAGAAAGCGCTTGGCCGTCTCCATGACTTTGCCCTGCCAGGGCTCCCGGGTCTCGTAATTTTTAAGCGTGTAGAGGTCGACCACATCCCGCAGGCCGCTCCGTTCGATGCGCCAGAGGCTTTTCCGAGCGGCCATGCACCGGCACTCTCTTGTTGTTACATATCCGTTGATGATTTCCATGACCGAGCCCTTGTTTTTGCAGATGGGGCAATCCACTCCATCTAGCGCCCCGGACTTGCTGTTGTAGACGTCACAGCGGTTTTGCAGCATCTGCTCATAAGTCCAGACCGTTTTTGATTCCCCAGTCAGTTTGAGGTTTTTGAGCGCTTCTGCCATCGCTTCCATCTTTGCGTCTCCTCTCCCAATTTCTCACAGCTGCTTTCCAGTCCTTCATTGGGGCCTTCCCAATTCGCCAGCCCTTGGCGATGTAGTAGTCCACAAATGCCTCTGGGTCGATTTGGTAGCCCTTTTCCCGGCAGTAGTCCCGCACCTCGAAAACCGACGGTTGTTTGAACTTGGGGGCTGTGGCCCCTTTATATTTTTTATCTATATCTGGTTTACTATCTGGTTTATTATCTGGTATTGGTTCGCCCGTTTGGGCAATTTGATTTGCCTGTTTGGGCAAATCGTGTTGCCTACTTGGGCTGATCGTTTTGCCCTCTGTGTAACCCCCATAAATTTCCAAAACATCGTCTCCAAGGGCGTACCAGTTGGTGTGGTCGTAACCAGACTTGTTGTAATTGCCCTTGACGATCGCACCAGATGCAACGCACTTGTCTATGATTGTCCTAATCTGTTTTTGCGAGAAATAAGGGAACAGCTTTGCAAGGGCGGAAACGCTATTATAGGTCCAGTTGCGACCGTCGTAGAAGTGCCGCCCGTTTGCCTCGTTTTTGAGAATCCAAAAATACAGATTATGGATAAACACCGCCGCAGGAAGGCCGTAAACGCAGGCAACATCCACGTTGAAATTGTGTTCCATGTCAACGCCCCCTTAAAACGGCAGGTCGCCGGGCACGTCCTCAAAGTCAACCAGCGGCGTTTTCGGGGCGTCCACGACCGGGCCGGATGATTTGTTCTCGCAAAAATGCACGTTGTCGGCCACGATCTCAAAGGCAGTGCGGTTGTTGCCGTCGCGGTCCTGATACTTGCGGGTCTGAATCGACCCGTTGACGGCGATCATGCTTCCCTTTTTGAAGTAGCGGCAGACGAATTCGGCGGTTTTGCGCCAGGCCACAACGTTGATGAAGTCGGTCTCGCGCTCCTGCCCTTGGCGGACGAAGGAGCGGGCCACCGCTACGGTGAAGCTGGTAACGGGCACGTTGTTGGGGGTCTGGCAAAGTTCCGGGTCGACTGTCAAGCGGCCCATAATTGCGGCTATATTAAGCATCTTGTAATCCTCCCTAAAGGTAGTTGATACCGAACTCTCGTCGGAAATCGTCTATTGTCTTGCCTTGCTCCTCCATCCACTTGCGCTGCCCGTACTGGTGGAGGGCAAGGGCGGTCTGTGCGTTGTGGTGAGCGCCCATCGGCGGCTCATTGTGACACCAGTGGCAGAGGCCGATCACAAGGCCGTACTGCTCGCTTTTCCGACGGCAGGAGCCCCCGAAAATATGGTGGCGCTCAAGCGGCAGCCAGCGGTGGCAGAGGGGACACTCGCCAATCATTGCCCGCGCCCCTCTGTCATCAAGGCCAACTGCTCCGGGGTGGCGGTCTCTATCCCCAACCCCTTGGCTTCCTCCACCACATCGTCCAGCAGCCGGGACATCTCGGCAGTGCTGTAAGCGCTTGATCCCCAGTAGGCCATCACTGTGACCCATCCATCCAGCCCCATGTCTGCGGTCTCTGCCACCCAGCCAATGCCTCGTGAGCGCCAGCGGCGGCACCATTCTGCGGCGGCGTCCTCCCGCATCGGGATAACATCAACCACCCCCACCCGCTTGATGGCGGCGCAGTAGACCTCCTCCTTGGTGGAGCGCACGGCCTTGGCAATCTGGTCGCATAGCGCCCACAAGTAGGCGTTGGCGTCCAGCGATCGCTTGCGCCGTTTGGGGCCAAGGACGGCGGTACAGTCTCCCGACATCTGGTCTACCCACCGGCGGGCCGCCGGGGCGTTGGCCACCTTGAGCATCAGCCAGCAGCCGTTACCGTCCCAGCACTGGGCCGCCGAAAAATCAAGCTCCAGCTGCTGCATCTGGCTTGCGCTCCAATCTCTGCATCACGCCCACGTACTGGGCCAGGGTGATGTCTTTGACGCTGTTGACGGGGGTCTCTGTCTTGCTGGACAACCAGTCGAGCATCCCCTCCACTGTCCAGCCGGTGCGCTTGATTTCGCCGAGGAGAGACGCTTGCTTGATCTCGTCGATTTTGGACGCATTGGCTTTCTTCTCCTCCTCCTTGGCCGCCTTCTGGGCGTCCTCCGGCAAATCCTCCCCGGCGTATATGTAGAGGCCCAGGCCGTGCCGGGCAAGCGCCTTGGTAAGACTGCGCTGGATGGCCTTGTTGACGTCGAAAGAGGTGACATTTTCAGCCAGGATGGACTTGTTGCGGTTGTCCATGACCGGCAGGTATTCGATGTGCTCAATCCCTGCTACGGTGACGCCGGTCTTGACCCAGCAGGTGCGCCCGTCGGTGTGGTAGTTCCAGCCGTCGGCGTTCTCGTAGATTCGGTACTGCGCGTCCGGATGGAGCTTTTTCACCTCTCCCCAGGCCCACGCCCAGGAGAGATAAGATAGGCCGTTTTTCTTCTCAATTTTGTCGCCCACATTTAAGGCGTTCAGCTCCGCGAAATAGTTCTCCATCAATCATTCAACCCCCTGTATTCCAAGTCTTTTTTGGCCTCCAAATACTCAAAAAAATAGTCATTGCCAAGACAATATGTTTGGGCCGCCCTGGGCCAGTCAAACCGCGTCTTCCGGAGGGTATCGGCTCCCAGTTCTCCGGAATCAAGGAGGAAGTCCAGAAAGTTGTGCCACTGATCGCGGCTCTCACTCACAAAGGCGGTCATATCCTCAAACTCCGCGTCCTCTGTGATGCTCTCGTGGAGACATCGGGTGCAGAGATGCAATCCGTCATACTCCCAGCGCGCTTCGTTTTCGCAGAGGTCACAGGCGGGCGGCTCCCAGAGGGGGGCATTCGGGCATCCAGAGGGGCAAATTGTCTGTCTACAAATATCACACATTGACTTTTTCGCTCCTATGGGTTAAGATAGTGTCGGAGACGCTATCTTTCTTTGTTTTGCCGTCCGCGATGTTTGTATCATCGTGGGCGGCCCTTTTCTTTACCGCCCGCAAATACCTCAAATTTAGGCACCGCAGGCAAAGGGCCGCAGCGTGGGATAGAGACTTCAACCCACAAACTCTGATTTTCACTCCGAGCGGGGCGTACTTGTTGGCTAGTTTTTGGGGCGTATCCGCCGTCAATCTATAAATTGATGTCCCAGGCCCTACTGGCGGCTTGGCCCGTCTTATAAACGAGAATTTGACCTCCTGCGTCGACAGTAGCTTCTCGCTGTCCAAAACCTTGCACATAATTTCGTGCTGGCGCGGTGTTGGAAGAGACTGGCCGGTCTCATACCTTGAGATTACAGGCACTGGTACGTATTCCCCAAACGGTCGAAGGGCGGCAGAAATATCCGCCTGTTTTAGTCCTTTGGCAATTCGCGCCTCTCTGTACTTTGGCATTCTCTCACCTCCCTTTCCTCTTTCTGATCCTCTCCGTCCTCTCAATCTCGATGACGGTTTTGGCGTTATAGCCATCCCTCCACTCCCGCTCCTTGCGCTTGAGCTCCTCTGCCGTCTGCTTGGCTTTGCGGTAGTGGATGCACCTGTCGTGATCCCAACACTCGTTGTGCTTGGGGCAATCCATACAGGGGTAGATCATCTTTTCGCCTCCCCTCTCCAGACCAACAGTGCCGCCACAATGCAGCCAAGGCCACAAGCAACAAGCCCAATTACGTGGGTCAGACCGGTTCCTGCGTCACTCATGCCGCCGGCTAATAGCAAGATCGCCGAGCCGATGGCGGTTAGTTTTGTGGGGGTCATGCTGTTTCCTTCCTTTCTTCCGCTTCCATGAGGCCAAGTGCCTCAATAAGCAGTTCCTTGGGGCTTTTTTGCCGCTCCCTTTTTGGGCGGCCTCTCTGCTTGTACTCCACACCATCTGGCGGGAAAACCACTGGAATTCGCTCATAAGGTTCCTTGATGATGTCCATGACTTGGTATATTTCTCGGATTTTCCAGGGGGTTCTCCCGGAGAGGCGGTCATAGATTGTTTGCTGGGTCGAAAAATCCATCAGCTCCGCAAAATACGGGAGGTCTATGCCGAGTTCCCGGAGTCTTTTCCGGAGGTAGCGGTATGTATCAAGGGGTTTGCCCATTGGTGTTCACCTCCTTTTCTTTCCGTTTCTGCACTATTGGTTTCCATCATCTCGCTACTGCTAAAGCAATAATCGATACCGTTGCAAATGTCGCCCAAACGCAAGCCACTATCGACGCGACTTGCAATTTCTCAATCTTTTCGATTGCGTCCGTGTAGAGATTAAAAACATAGGAAAGGGTTGTTATTTCCACCCCGTCAATCGAAATCGTGTTTGGCTGTGGGGTGTTCATCACCTCGATTTGGTCGACTTCCAATTTTATTTTGTGGTCCACGTCAGCCACCCTCCTCTCCTTCCTCGCTTCGGTCGGTGAAGCAACTTCCCAATACGCCGCTAAAAAACTAGGCTTCTGATTTCTCTTTTGCAAGGGAGAGATTGACCTAAATCTGGACATTCACTTTTAGGCCAGCGATGTTAGAGGCTAATTCGAGCGCCAACGAATTAGCCTCTTTCGCAAGTTCATTCAACTTTTCAAGCTTCTCGACCGCTTCTTCTACTCCAGATACAGATACCAAAACATCAATTTGCTTTTCCACGTTCTTCGCCTCCTTCCTTGCTTCGGCGGGGTTTTGTTCGTTTTGCCGGACTGGGTTTGATGGAAATCCCTCGCGGCAGTCAGATAAGAATTTGTTTTAAGATAACTAGCCCGACAATCCCGCCTGCGATGTACCAGGCAACAGATCTCCACCCGCTTAATGGGTCTTTCAATAATCTGCTCCTCCTCTTGTTATCTCCTTCCCCGCTTCGGCGGGGATTTTATTTGCCTGTATAGCTGGTTTGTGTTATCCTTTAGAGGCTATAAAGACGCAATTTTTACAAAGGAGAATTTATAATGCATTTCGATGCGTCCATAACCATAACCAGTATTATTGCTGTTTGCGCAATTATCTCTCCCATTGCTACCAGCTTGATCAACAATCATCACCAGAAGACCATGCGAAAAGTAGAGTTAGAATATGAGATCCAAAGAAATCTTGAAAAGCACAAAAAAGTAATCTTTGAAGATTTCATCCGTGCGGCTGGTGCGTGCATTTATTATTCCGATGGGGATGCTCTAAAAGAAATTGGAAAGCACATTTATGTTGTTCTTTGCTATGCCCCTGAAGAACTGGTTGGAGATATAAAAACGCTAGAAAATCAAATCAGGGGTTCGAATTTTGAAGAAGCATCCGAAAATTTGAAGATGCTATCCGTCAATCTCAGGCAAATAATGTGACGATTGTAAAAATAACGCACACCACTAGGACATACACCGTATAGATTGCAGATTGCTTTGGCGCAATTTTTTGCATCATAAAAACTCCCGCTAGCGCAATGAGCCATATAATTGCGATTATCATCGGATTCCCCTTTCTGCCCCCGCCATCAGGCGGGCTTTTCTTTTCCTTTTTTCAATTTCGCCGGGGTTTTTATGTCACTTTTTCACTTGGTTTTCCTCCTGTGGATGTTTTCTCGTGGCTGTCGGACAAAAACAGCTCGTCTTTAGCCAAATCGGGGAAAAAGTGTGATTGTATTTTTCTGACCTGTTCCCATGTGAACGGGCTCTCCCCATCAATTTTTTGCTTGAGCGATTTGGGCGAAATCCCGAGGTAATTGGCGATGGCGATTTTTTTAATCCCGCGAACAAGAATCTCGTCGTTTAGTCGTTTATACATTACCGTTGCTCCTTTCTCTTTATTCCATTGATGGAACTTCTAATCAGATTATAATTCCATAAAAGGAATTTGTCAATGAGTTTTAGGACAAAAAAATACCGTTTGCGGAATTTTTTGTTTGACTATAATGCGTCAAGCATCTATAATAATGGAAAGAGGAGGGCCAAAAATGGGCTTAGAAAAAATAGCTGAATTTCGTAAGAAAAAAGGGCTTAGCATAGACGATCTTTCACGCAAGTCAGGTGTCCCGAAGGGCACTTTGAGCAAGATTAGTGCAGGGATTACTAAAAACCCAAATCTGGAAACCCTGAAATCAATCGCCAGAGCCCTAGAATGCTCTCTCGACGACTTTGACGACAAAATAGAAAAAGCCCCCGCCTTGGCAGAAGAGCCAACGGCAGAGGCTTTTGAGCTGAAACTATATAGAGCGCTAGTTTCTGGCGGGATCATCCCACCCGGGGGAGACCTCACGGGCAAGCAGGTCGAAATCCTGGATGCCATTGCAACTATAATCGATGCAACCTTTGGAGATTGATTCGCACAGTGCATCAAGCGTCTTGCGAGAATGCTTCTTCATCATAATTCGTCTGGCTAGTTCTCTCACATTTTCAGGTACAGCTTCCATTTTCTTTCCCTCGCAATCTTTCCGCACTTGGTAGCATCTTCATAATAAAACATTTGTTCTTTTTTGTCGAGAGGGAAATATGCACAAATGAAACGATATAATATTGTAGCGTTTCGTTCTTCCCCTTCTCCTTTCTTGTCTATATTTTACAGTTGATTGTAAGTCATATCAATTAGACAAGTTGCACACGCAACCGATGCGCAAATTCTATGTTTTGCCATCTCCGGCAAAATGTATTTAAAAACGGCGGCAGGATGCTATTTTTCGACAACAATGCAAAATATTTTCTTGTGGATATACAACAGGTAAATATTGCCTTGCACAATGTTTCGCAAAACATGGAGAAGTTCAAATTTTAGCTGCGCCAACAAATCGGGTAATGGCACAAAAATGAAACGATCTATAATAATTTCTATATATTTAGGGGGTAGGCGTTATGAGCTATGGATTTCTTGCCGCTTCGATTGTTCTGTTGGTTTTATTTATTGTTTTTATTGTACAAACAGAAATAGAAGCCGCCTTAGGGGCGTTGGCTATCAGCGTTGTTCTATTCTTCTTTGCTCGGAAAAAGAAAAACGCCGTCAAGGGAAGTGGTAAAAAAACTCGCAAAAAAAGCCTTGAATCAGAGACCTTGCACGATGATCCGCAGGAGTTGGACAAAGAGGAAATTCTTGCTCAGAGGATTCGCTATATTGAGCAAAAAGAGAAAGAAAAGCTAAATGATATATATTCCATCAGCAGAATTAAGCCTATTCTGAGCGACATTCCAGTTAAGCGAAGGCCGGTTTCTCACATTCCAGAATTGACATTTAACAATATAACGCCTAAGGGCACATATCAAGAATTCGTTTCAGTTGATGTTGAAACTACGGGTCTTTCTGCGGCAAAAGACAGAATCATTCAAATATCCGCAATTCGATTTGAGCGCGGCGAAGCCAAAGAAGCGTTCACTTCTTTTGTGAATCCCGGCCGAAGCTTGCCCGATAACATTAAATCATTAACTGGTATTTCTGACGAACTTCTTCAAGAAAGCCCCAAAATAGACGAAATTCTTCCAAGCTTTGATAAATTTGTTGGCGGCAGCCCGTTGGTAGCTCACAACGCAGAGTTTGATATTAAATTCTTATTTGCTAGCGGGAGTTCTATACTAGACGAGAAGCGGAAAATATTTTGCACTCTAAAACAGTCTCAGAAAATGCTTAAAAAGCCTAAAATGAAATGGGATAAAGAATTAGAAAGTTACGAGCCAGACTATGACAGCGACTGGGATGTATACGACCATAAGCTTTCTTCGATATGCGAATATTTCAATATTATTCAGCCATCTGCTCACGATTCACTTATCGACGCTTACATGGCCGGAGAAGTGTTTCTTGAACTCATAAAATTAAAACAAGAATAAAAAAAGACCCGCCCAGCGGTAAGGCGCTGGACGGGCAACGAACAGAGCAGATAGTTTGGGAGCCATCTGCCCTGTCATTATAGCACAAATTGGCAGGAGGGAGCAACCATGAGAAAAAATGAAGCCATTTGGATCGAAAAAAGCCAACGCTGGCAAATCAAAGTTCAGAAGGATGGAGTACGCAGGGCATTTTACTCGCCTGACCCCAGAAAAAAGGGAAAGGCCGAAGCAGAGAGGAAGGCCGATCGCTGGCTTGAGACAGGAAGCCGAAAAGAGGCGGCCAGAATTGGCGCTCTCGCCAAAGAGTTTGCAGAGTACGAATCCGCCATGTACGGGACAGGAAACAACCGGCAGCACGAAAGCATATACCGCAACTGGATCGCCCCTAAGTATGAGCACAAAAAGGCGGCAGACATGACCCAGCAGGACTGGAAAAACATCATCAAAGACGCCTACACCGCCGGGAGAAGCAAAAAGACCCTGAAAAACATACGGGGATACATCACCTCGTTTTGCGGGTACATGGAAGATTGCGATGTACCGATAAAATACCCTAGAAAGCTAAAAATACCAGATGATGCGCCAGAACAGGAGAAGAACATCTTGCAGCCGTCGCAGTTGCGAACCCTGTTCACAGAGGACACAGTAACCACTCGCGGGAAGGTTGGGCCGTGTTTCCATATTTACGCCTTTCGTTTTCTCGCTGTCTCTGGATACCGGCCGGGAGAAATGTGCGGGTTACGGAAAACGGACCTCAAAAAAACATATCTGAAATTCACCAACAGCATTAACATATACGGGGAACTCACCGCCGGGAAGAATGAGCGGGCGCGTCGAAAACTCCCCAGAACCACATACATCAACACCCTTATCAAGCAGCAGATGGAGAACCTCAAGGCCCATGGGTTGGAGGATTGCCAATGGCTATTCCCGGACGCCGACGGTGAGCCCCTCAACCCCAAAAAACTATACAAGCGGTGGAAAAAGTACGCCGATCAGCACGGGCTAACATGCTCCCCTTATGAGCTGCGGCACACCTTCATTTCGGTGTCAAAATCAGCCGTGCCTGCGGAGCTGCTCAAGCTCGTTGTGGGGCACAGCGAATCCATGGACACCTTCGGGGTCTACGGGCATGAGGTAGACGGCGAACTCAAGCAAGCCGGGAAGCTGATAGAAGGAGTCTTTGACGGCATCCTGAAAAACGAAGTGGGTTAA